AAACTAAAAAAGTTTTAGAAGATCCTTTAAAAGAAAAAAACGTACTTCCTCTCTTCGCAAAAAAATTATTCATAAATCATTTTTCACCATCACAATTTACAAAGCCAGATGCTGCTTGGCTTATTGAATATATTTGGATGGACCAACCAACTAGACGAAGAGTTTTAATACCCAATGCAGCAATGAGTGGAGGAATTGCAGTAGGCAATGTTTTACAAAATTGTCTTGCCGATACAATTTGGAAATTAAATTCATCAAAAAAATTATCTCCTGTTAAATGGACCAAACTAAAAAAAGATGAAAGCTTACAAGAAGAGTTAGAAAAATTTAAAGATTACGAACCAAATAGTGAGAAGGACAGAACCAAGCATATAAAATATCTTGAGGAATATCCTTCGGTGGTTTCAAATGGCTTCAAGGCGCTTGAAGAAATAGGTGTAGTGCTTCCTATAACCTGCGAAAATCAGATCAGTATAACTTCCGATATGATTGGCAACTTTTCATCATGTTCGTTGCCAGTCGTAGGTCGTTGTGATTTTGTTTTCGGTGATAATTCTGTGTTCGGTAATACTCCTCATGAGTTAAAACCGACATCTTTCATAACAGATGCCTTTCCACAGAAGATTATCGAATTAAAAACAAAATGGTCTAGGCTTGGCAAGGTTAAGAAGAATGGAGATAGGAGTTTTATAAAAGCTCCTGCTCCAGCTACACCTAGTTTTTATCATCTAGTACAATGTTCAACTTATGCAGCTTACTATCAATTTAAAGTTCCAGTTTATTTAGTTTATGCCACAGAACAAGATTATAAAGTTTTTACCTCTAATAATTGTCCTGGACTTACTGTTGAAGGATTAAAAAAGAATTTTCAAATCATGATGAATGTCTTTCGTAGAAGAGAGAGAATTTTAGCAACAAACGAAGATAAGACTAGAGAAGAAATAATCCAAGGTGCAATAGAATTAATGGACCCAATGTTTGATCATCCTTGGTGTTGGAATAATTATCCGACAGATGTCCTACAGGAGATCAAAGAAATGTGGAGAATGAATTAATGATTTATATGTCGGAGGATTTAAGAAGAGATCTGCAAAAAGCAGCCAAGCGTGAAAAGCAGCAACGCATCATAATCGCTGCAGCAATAATAATCATAATTATAGGAGTAATTATTATATGACTAATAATATAATTAGTGATGATAAACTTGTTAAAGCCATTAATGAATTTAAAAAATCATTAAAAGGAAATACAATATCTATTCATTCAAAGGAATATGCAACGGTAGCATTAAGAATTGCTGTTGCAAGAAGAGTTCTTGGATCAAGTTTAAATATCACAACTGAAATAATTTCTCTCGATAAAGATACTGTTGTCATGAAGGCAATAATCGAAATTGATAGAGAAAAAATTTCAACAGGATATGCAGAGGAAAGAAGAGCTGCCTCTCGTATCAATCAAACTTCCGCAGTAGAAAACTGCGAAACTTCTGCAGTAGGTCGTGCTTTGGCATTTTGTGGTTTCACAAATGATCAAATGGCATCTGCTGAAGAATTAAGNAATGCATTAGAAATGCAAAGCGAAAAGATTCAAAAAGCATTAAAGGAATTACAAACAATTTCTCATGCTGGATCTTTTCAACAATGGCTTACTAACTACAAAACTTTCTTAGCATCATTGAAAGAAAAATCTCCAATGATTTATGCGAGTTTTATGGAACGTTACTCAGCCATTAAAACTAACCTCAAAACAAAAGGAGTTATAAAATAATATGACTGAAGAAACAGAAAAGAAAAAACGACCAGACTTAGGAATAGCTGTGCCTGTCACAAATAAAAAGACACCGCAAAGCTATGATCTTTCTGGAAATATTGTTGTCGAAGGCAAAAAATGGAAATTTGGTGCCTACCGTTCGACAGCAAGTGGAAATGGTAAAATGGCTAAAGGTAGTGAGTATTACTATTTTTACAGAGTTGAACCATTAGATGAAGCAGCTCCAGCAGCAGCTCCTGCAGAAGATCCAGCTTCATTTAATCCGTCAGAACTGGAGAAATAAAGTGAATCCAGACAAGTTCAAGAGCGTGGCGATTAACATCAAAACATATCGGCTTCTTGAAGAGTTATCTCAAAAGAAGTTTGAGCTGCCAATATCAATGAGTAAGACCGTTGAATTTTTTATTCAAAAAGGTCATGAGGATTTCAAGGACAATGGCACAAGAAAATCTAAATAAAAGATTAGCCGATCTCGAAAAATCCAGAGAACTAATTTATGGATCATTTTCTAAAAATCTTAAGAAGATTTCTAAGATTTGGTCCATAATATTAGATGATGAATTAACTACAGGAGTTCCTCTTAATCCTGGAATACCTGCTTACAAAGTTGCGCTGTGTTATGCAGCAGCAAAAATTATTAGAGCATCAAACAATTACAAAGAAGATTCTTACGATGATGCCTTAGCTTACCTGATCCAAGCAAATGAAATGCAAAAGCCATTCACAGAAAAATGGTTGAAAGGATATAAAAAATGGAAAAGCAAAAAATGAATTATTTTACAGATTTTTTTGAATGGAAACAAAAGAGAAATCAAAACAATGTTGTTCAATTTCCAGGAAAAGAAAATAGAGAATTATCAAAACAAAAAGATGACTTAGCAGCATTAGTTGTTGAATTAGAAAAAAGATTAACAGGTCCGATCTGGGAGCTACAGCCATTTCATGACAAAGAATTAGAGATGTTAGCAAATTTTGGAGAAGGATTAACTTTCTCACCATTAACTTCGCAAAGATTAATTGCCAATCTTGCAAGCACAGTTTTTAAACTTAGGCAAAATTTGGAGGATCCATTTTAATGACACGATACATAAAGACAGGAAGGCAAGCTTATAAAGCAATCATGGCAAATACCTTTCTGAATGAAAAGACAGGAGCTTTTGAGCAGATCAATGAAAGTCCTTGGTTTTTTAAAGTACGAAGAGGAAAGCCAGGTTATTTTTTGAAGATGACAGATAAGTTCCAACAAATGCCAGAAACTTGTTTTCGAGCTACCGTAGCAAGATCTCAAAGCTACAATTTAAAAGGCGTTGAGATTCAAATCGAAAACTTTTGTAAAAAAAATATAGGATATATGGAGGTCAATCAATGAGGTTAACATTACAAAAAGACTATACTCAATTCTCTCAAATGGTAGGTGCTAACCTGCGCTTTTGTAGAGTAGCAAAAAAATTAACTCAAACCAAAGTAGCGAATGTTTTGAATTTTTCTTTTCAGCAAGTACAGAAATATGAAAGTGGCAGTAATTGTCCAAATGCTTATCGCTTAGTTCAGTTTGCAAATTTATTTAAGGTTTCAGTTCAAGAATTACTGAACCCAGATTTTATTGCTAACAACTGTAATGCAAAACTATTTTCACCAATTAAAGCTAATGCTTCTTTTGATGTTACTAAGTATGAAGAATTTGAAGATGAATATCCAGCTCCTCTAACTAACCTGGAATATGATTGGAAAATGAGAGCAACTTATGACGGTATTATTGATGGAAGAAAAAAGAAGAGGCACTAATGCACATGCTTAAAGTAGATCAAATTGAAATAACTTTTGAAAAACAGCATGACGGAGTTAGTTGCAATTGGTGTGTTTATGTAAAGGTTGGAAAAAACAAACATGAAAAAATAATGTTAATGGCAATGTGTGATCAACAACCATTTGTCAATTTTACTAACTGCAAAAAAGATATGACGGTTTATTCAAAGATGGTTGCAAAAACAATGCTTAGTTCAATCAATACTAAACCAAAGCTTTTTGCTCCAGCAGCAACCAATGGCAAAAATAATTAAAGTCATGCAAGGCACAGCTTCCTTTCTAAAAGAGCAAGAATTTCCAGATGAAGCTACTGCTCAAGTAGGAGAAAAACCAACTAATGAAAAAGTTGAAGTTACAAATATAAGTATGGAGTTTATAAAATGGAAGAGAAAACCAAAAGCGGATCAGTAGATTATAACTTACCTTTTGATAGCAAGGTTCAAAGACTCAAAAAAAGATACCAAGGATTATCGAGAGTTACGGCAGCTATTAATGATCTTTCGATTTATGGAATTTTTACTTCAAACTATCCGAACCTGACTATCGTTTTAGAACAGGCAAAGGATCATTGTAAGGAAATTATAAAAGAAACAAAAAAAGAAATAGCAATGATTGAAGATCCTCAAAGCTTATATGATTTAATGAGAGGTGAGGAGCTGCCTAACGTAGATACGGAAACAGCAGAAAAGTCAGAAGATATGGGTCCAGAACAATTCAGAGATAAAGGCTTTTAATCTAATGACTAATGTTGGAATGTTTAG